GATATTTACAAACATCTCTAGCATTATCTAATGCACTTTTCATCCAAGCCACAGGTTCTTGCGCTGGTTGTTCACGATTAAAATAAACTTCTTCACCATCAATGTTTAATGTGCAAGAAGAGCCATCAGGTGCGTATGACACTAATCTTGGTTCTTCTGGTTGTTCTAGTGCTTCTTCGCACGCATTGATTGCGCCTTTCACCCATGCGGTTTCATATACTCTGTCGTTGTTTAAACAATTTAAAACTTTTAATGCTTTGTGTATTGCTTCGTCTCTAGTCATTACGTCCTCCTCGTTGGACTGCCGTTTAATCTGAACTTACGCCACTTAGTCTGATCGCTGAATAAGTGACACTTGCTTTTAGGTACTGGTGGTGGCAGCTCAATCAACCCTGCCTTGTGTAACTTCAGTAACTTCTCTGTAGATACTCCCAGTCCTTTCCTATACGTATTGCGTGTTGCGTACTTGTGTGTTGCTTGTATTGCCTTGAACCCTGCTACTATTTCTTCTACCGTCTTCATGCCGTCCTCTATACTGTTTAGATATCTTTGGGCGATACTCTGCCAAGGGTGGATGGGTCCGTTTTAAAACCCAACTACCTGATCCATACTAGACACTCACAACTGCTCACACGTTACTACAGCTAATACCAATCCTTCTCGGAGATAATGTTCATCGTTACACGACTGGCTGTTACCACCCCTTGATCGTATAACTTGTGCAGTCGCCATTTAACGCTGCGAGGCTAGTCAGTCTGGTGTTCGGCTGTGCCTATGTTTCCTGCCATGCAACCCATTTAGGTTCATACAACTGCGTGTGGCGGACGAGGGTTTGGTGTGAGAGTAAAGATGAGAATGATAGAAATTACTACGGAATGACCCGTACTATTTCTTCAACACCCACCTAATATTCTCCCCTGTTGCAAACTATAACAAATGTAATTTTGGAATGCAAGAACTTTAGACAAAAAAAATCCCCAGCTTTTTTAAGGCCAGGGATTAGACACCGAGGAGGTGTTTGATGAGACTAGTTACAATAATCGGGAGAGAATCGTAAGTATGAAGAAATACACGGTTAAGATGTACAACTTTAGTCTGTCAAGATTGCTCTTGATGCTGCACACTATATCTAGTGGTAAAGGGCTTGTCAACACCTAAATGTAGTATTTATGGCTCAGATAACCTCATATAGTCTAATGCAATATCATTGCGTATTCTATTATGTGAACAAAACTCTCCTATATTATGTGTACTAAATGTTGTGTTATTTGTTTACTATCATATAGTTACAGCATTTTGGCGAATGATTTTTAGTTTAAAAAAGTTTCTATATAATTTATTATTTTTTTTAAATCTTCTATATTAGAATTAGATTTTAATCTATTTGCTTTGTTGCTGATTATTATAACGTTTCCTTTGACATATCCTTTTGTATTATCAATTCTATCAAAAGATGGTGAATCGTCTTGAGGCTTACCCTTTGCAAAATAATCAAGTTTAGTATTAAAAACAGGGCAATATTCAGGAAATTCTAAATCACCAAAATTGATTGTAAATTCAATACCAGCACGTTTCATGTTGCTTTTTTTAATTATAAATTTTGCTCTTTTGGCTTTATATAAAGCAGTTTGTTCTTTATTGCCATATTTTAAAAACTTACGTTGTTTTTCAATATCATTTTTAAATTTTGCTTTTGCACTTGCACCCCATATGTCATCATCTTTGAATATTTTATATAATTTATTTAATTTATAAATATATGCGCCAGTTACATTGTAATGACTGCCAATTTCTTTTAAAGTAAATCCTTGAATCCCCATGGCTTTTATATGAGGTATTTGATTTATCCATTTATCTTCATAGTTCATAATATTATAAATTTAACGCATTAAAGATATAATTATATCATATTTTAAACCTACAAGTTTTATATATCTAAACTTTTAGTTAAGAGATACAAGTAAATGTGAACTATGGTTTACATATTTAATGATTTTCTCTATGGTTTGTCTGTAATATTTGGCGGATTATTACACACAAGCAATTTTGCTTGGTATAAATTAAGGACTAAATCATGTGGACAAAACCAGCAGCTACAGAAATGCGTTTCGGATTTGAAGTAACAATGTACGTAATGAATAAATAATGGTATAGTTTAATTGCTTTCTGGTAAAAAGGTGAGCGCTGGTGCATAGGCTCTAAATGGATTGCGCCACCAGAATTAGCATTACCTCCCCTCTGTCTCTGACTTTGGGTGCAAGCCCCTTCGGGGGCTTTGCTTTTTATGAATAAGTAAATGAATAGATAAATGAATAGATAGGAATTGGGCTACTCACATAGATGAATAAAGTTGAGCACAATATATCGTGTATGCTTTCGCCCAAAGAGGTTATTCTATCATTGATTTTGATAACTTAATGATATGGCTGTTTGGAATATCTGAATACTTAATTAAGGTAATTTTATCCTTACGTCCAGCTCGTTGATATAAGCTATATAAGTCTTTTCCCTTTTTATAACCATGCTTGATTAACTGTTTCGTTGTCCAGTCAAAGAGAAATGATCGGTCAATCAAGAACCATTCATCCTCTCGTTCAAAAACAATGTAATCAGCCTGACCCTGCAGCCATCCCTTGTCACCATTAACGTTAATACCTTCTACCCATGTGACATCATTCTGGAATGACTCATCGCTACGATTAAGTTTCCTTAATCCTTTTACATCAAATTTATATGGCTTTCCATTTAGAAGCCCACGTACATCCCAATGCTCAAACATATCCTGTTCTTTTGAGGCTTTAACAGGATTGTCCAAGTGTTCATTGGCAAATCTATCCTCTGCCTCATAACCACGTTGGTAGTCTGATGCGTATTTTACATGTGAGGGACGCATGTAACCCACTGATAAGCATATATAAAGAACTTAATAAAGCTGCCTAACGACCATAGGACAATCGCTAGGATAATCAATGTGGTGATGGTTTCTGAAAAGGTTCTCATAGATCGTCCAGTTCGTAACCTATTGGTCCATTTTGCCCAACGATATCCATACGATCCTCATCCCAGTCATCATCATCCAACAAATCTTCTTTCATTTTCTTTTTCTTGCTGTATATACGGTCTTCGTATTCGTCTTGGTTGTTTCTTTTTTGGTAGAACTTACCCATACTGCGTCCTTGTAATCCTGCGATAAGTAATCATAATCTACCTTTTCGTATGCGTCTAGTATCTCTTTTGGCATTTTTTCTGCCCCATGATTTCAGCATACTTCTTATGATGAGGATAAGCAATAGGTAGCTCACACCAGCAACGTGAGCACCTTTCACCTATCCAATAATGATCTTCATCTATGATACTTAGCTGATTTTTATGACCAAGTATCCAGCATAAAATTATTTTGATCTTATATAGTATCACTATTGATCCTTTATCATATCACTGTTGATTGTAAGTCTTGATACTTCACCAAACTCTTTATGATAACAAATTACTTTGGCATCACGGCCAGATAACCATCCTCCACGTGCAGCGTATGCGTCAGCAGGCGCTAAAGTTCTGTGTTGTTCTACTATCATCAAGTTGTTTTCTTTGATGTCTATGGAGTGCAAATGACCCATGTGTGCATAAGCATGCTTGGTTCTACCAAACATCTCACGGAATCTTGCAGCAAATACTTCTGACACATTGGCTACCTTGCGCTTGTGGCCGTGATGGAAGAAGAGCGCTACCTTACCAAACTCATAAGCATTATATGGGTTCGGTGATTTATCTACAGAAATCCTTGGTTCGTTTTCGTATAGGACGGAGAACCATTCTCTTAACCAGATCTGTGATACTGGATCGTGGTTAGCATCTGCCATGATGACATGAACCTTTTGGTGCTTCTGCAGCAGCATATCTATCACAATGCGTAATACCCGTATGGCTGATCGTACAAGTTTAGCAAAGCGTGTGTCTACATCAAGGAGGTGTTTAGAAGCTGGAGTGACGGCATCCATGCCATCAAAGTGTAAAAAGTCTGAGAGTTGTGCAAATACGGCTGTGTCTGCATCGGGAGATTGTTGTATTGCTTGAGAGAACCAACGGACAATTAAGTCTTCACCGATCTTGATATCCCAGTTCTCCCCTGTTTCCTCATCCCAGCTCAGCATACCCAAATGATAATCCGTAATGACATAACAGTTAAGAAGGTTCTCATTACTATGCGTAGGTGGTGCCATCATACTGACACGAGGGATCTCCTCTTTCATGGCTTCAATCGCTTCCATCAATATCTGCTGAAACTTATTGTCATCCATCCTAGTCTTAACCCACTGACCTTTGACCTGGCCTTCTTCATTGTAATACGTTGATACACCTCGTACGACAAATGGCTCTGGTGCTACCCTAGTCATATCATGATCAGGACTATAGCCATGAGCAGCCGCTTTTCTTTTGACAGATCTGATAGAGTCTCTTATTGTTGTATGATCTATATTTAAAAACCTTGCTGCAGCCTTCTGCGATCCATGCTCTTCAACAGCTTTAAGAATCTCACCTTGCCTTACCGTACAAAACTGGTACAAACCTTGATCTATTTCCATCACATATCCTTTAATAACATATGGGTTGTGCGTTTGTCATCAACCACCAAGTATTCATTTTCCACAAGCCACTTCATTGTCTGCCTGTGAGCGTATTCAAATAGTTCAAGTCTCTCTTCTCTAGTGAGCTTGCTTCCGCTATCTAGGTTAGCATGGCACTTATGACATAGCGCAGCAATCATTGCATCACTTGCTTTGATTCCTGTGCCTTTGCCATCACGTTGCTGATTGCTATGTGCAGCGACTACGGTGCCGTCTTCAACACCGCAGTTCTGACATGGAGATTCACGTACTATCTCTAGTAACTTCTTGTTTCTATAAGTCTTCACCAACCATCCTTTGAGTGAAGTGACGTTCCAGCTTATTGTTTTCAATAAACTCTAACCACTTAACACCAACATGTTTAACTCCCAAGCCAAACGTCAACAGTTCAGCAATGCGTACTGCCTCCAATGGCGTAATGTCATCCTGTGGTGTGAAATGGTAGTTCATTCCTTTACTCATATCTGCAAAGGAAATCTTAGGATACTGAGGTTGATAAGCCTGATATGAGTTGTAAACATTATGCGGCACGGAATTCACTTTTATCTCCTTTCACATCAGTAATGATTACTCGTTCACCCTTAGGACGCTTAAGTTTAGCAAGACACTCTTTGCATTTGAAACGACCAATAGACTTAAGTGATGTCTTAACAATCTTACCGCCCTCAACAGGCTTATCTCTAAAGCATGAAAAGCAATATTTCAGTTTCATTTTTTACCTTTCTTTAACAAATCTGGAAGACCAGCTTCTAGTGGCTTGCGAGCTTCAATCATTGCATCTGCCATACTGTAAGAATATTGTGCAATAGTCTCATCGCTCACATCCCTAATCGTTGCACCATTTACCACAAATCCGCACATGGCAAACATAGCAAACAAGTCTCTTGCCTCTAAATCATCCATGATTACTTCTTCATTTCTAGAGCGTCTATACGCTCCGTTAATATAGCGCCTAGGTCTTTACCTTTGATCGCTACCATTTGCGCCTCAGGGCACTCGTAAACCACGTTCCCAGCGTCTTTGAGACCCTTATTGTAGCCACTAGTGTATGCATCATTACCATCAATGATCATTGCAATAGCGTCACGGATTAGCACAGATGCTTTACGATCCTTTGCTAGTTCCTTTAGCTTCAAGAATAAATTCTCAGGCAAGTAAACTGAATACGGTATTAAGTTTTTGGCTGCCATGCTGTGTACTTTCTATATAGTTGGTCTAATAATTTCTGAGCTTCTACGTTTGTTTTAAGATCAGAGCGTGATGGCACATTCAAATACGTACGGATCCAGTCAGTTGCGTTCTCATGGTCTTGTGTAAAGATTTGGTTATCATCGTATAAGAACTTCCAAAACTTAGGATCACGACACAACATGCCTGCTATACGTATTGCTTTGTCACCAGCAAACTCCTCTTCCTTATCCATCGGTTGCTCATTCTGATCTAATCGCACCATGACAACTTGATACCTCGCCCCAATGAAATCCCTGAGCAAATCGTCAGGGACATCATCAGGATGAAGAGACAAGGTAAGTACATACCCTGTCTTATCTTGTTTGAATGCGACTTTAACGCCCTCAAACTGGATTGTTTTCACTCTTGTTCTCCAAGTAAGAGATGACTGCAAGATAACCAATTTCTTGATGCTTCAGATTAGCAATATCTTTTTTTAAATTGTTAATCATATGATCCACAAATGGCCAATCTTTTTCTGAAATTTTATAATTAGATAGTGCTGTCCTAGCTTCATTTAACTCATTTTGCAACTCTATATTTTTTGCTTCAAAAGCTGCAATTTTCTTTTGCATGGGTGTCATTTTACCTACTTGACTGGACGGAGCACGTTTAGTGTATTTACGTTTAGGTTTAATAGTTTCCATGATTACTCCCAAGGGTTCTTTTCAGCATCAGCTGGTTTCTCGTATGGCTCTGCAATTGCTAGAGACTGGAAGTCATTGCCACTTGCTGAAGTTTTCTTCCATGCAGATACGGCTAACTTCACTAGACCTGTAGGGTTCTTCTTCAATTGTGCAATCACTAGATCACGGTCAACGTAGATGTCACCACGTAAGTCAGGTTGGTTATCTGAAGACTTGCGTGTGTTTACAAATAGTGCGCCTGAGTTAGGACGTTGTTCAAAAGTGGTAGCCATTATTTAATCTCCTCTGTTGTAGTTGTTGGTGCTTCTTCTTTAGGTAATTGTGGTTGTACTTGCATGTTCATCTTACTAACAAGTAAAAATGCACCAGTCTTCGTTGGCAATTCATTGAGTACGTTACCGATAAAAGTAACTTCCTCAAGTGTTAGTGTTAAGTTAATTTGTTGGTTGTTGTCAGCCATTTTATTTCTCCTTTAGTTGGTTTTTACGTTCAGTGAAACTTGTCATCATGTTCTTAAAGAACTCTTCATCTATTTCTTTTACTGTATCAAATAGCTGTTTGTTCTTCTTAAACAATCCCATTACATCATCTTCTTTATCGCAGAATACTAAGAAGCCATTTACTGCTGTCTTAATCTCTTCTAGCCATGCTTTCTTATCTGCACCGCTATCAGTCGTTACTGTGATTACCCATCCACGTTTTGCTAAGTCTGCTTTAGAGTAAACCTTAGGTTCTACACCTTTAATCACTGGTGCAATCTCTTTCTCTTCAGCTAACTCCTCTGGCGTAAATGCAGATAATTTACGCTCCTCAGGCTTTTTTGCTGGCTCATCCTTACCTGTTGTTGCATCAAGGGCATCGTGCTCTACGATCTCCATAGCGTTTACCCACAGGTATCTTCTTAAATAACTTTGGACTGCACCCAAATTTTGCACATCATGACAACCTTTAAGGGAAGCCGTAGACATTGGCGAAAGAAAAGATACAGTCTCCTCAGGCTTATCAATAGCCCGTATATGAAGAACGGCAAGCTCAGTGTTAAAAGAAATGTGACCGAATAAGCCATGATCAGCAAATATATTCTGAACTGTTGGAAGAAAGTCAGCGAGTTCAAAGTACTTGTAGTTTGCGAACTTGTTAAATCCTGACTTTTTAAGCTCCGTGTTCTGTAACTGGATCCTTGCTTTTTGGAGTCTTTCGTAAACATTACTCATCTCCTAGCTCCTCTTGTATTAGTTTTTCTAAATAGTGTTGAGCTTTATATAAGTCCTCAATACCGCCTTTCTTTTTCCATCTAGATACGTACTTGATAATGTTTCCTTCAATGTATCCGATGTTGTTAGCCATAATGTAATCCCATGTTTGGATGGAACTACGATAATGACTTCCTGCTACTTGTCTATCATTTGCTTTCATCTATACCCTCCTCGTTTAATTCAATTAAATAGTTCTGATACTGCTTGCACCACTTACTTACTTGGCAATAATTAGCACAACGAGTACGCTCACCTGGCCGTATCTCAATCTCATAATCCTTACCAAGTTCATCTAGCAATTTAAGAGCAGCATCCATATCTTCCAATACGTATTTAGCTCTTACACCGCCAATCTTTTTAATCGCATACATCGTAGGTTTTTCCCACATCTCTTTTGGAGTGCAGTCAGGTAATGGCTCACCTGTTTCAATTGCATACTCAGCTTCTGAATGCTTAGCAATGCGTCCTTTGATATATGCTTCACGCTCCTCAAGTGACCATAGCGTAATAGGAATACGTATGATGGCAGCTCTCGGATAGTTCTCTTTGTTCTCTGCTTCACGTGCTGACCAATCACGTAAGAACGCCACGATATTAAGACTCTTAATCGGCACCTTCTTATGTGTTTCAATCAACCATGCGTAGATGTTAAGTTGCTGTTCCCATTCAGGCTTGTCATTCATTGCAGACCATGTAGAGGTTAGCTTGTAATCAGAAATCACAATGCCATCGTCATATACTTCCTGCAAATCCACAGCGCCTGAGATCAACCAGCCATCCACCTCAGCATGTAAACGTTGTTCAACAATACTGTTCTCGTTCTTACCATGCTCTAATACACCATGCATAGCTGAACCTAAGATAGACCAAATCATTCCTGACACATCTTGTTCCAACTCAGCATCATACTTCTTAGTGAGTGCAACAATCTTTGGACTATTCAATAACTGAGTAGCGGAGATGTTGGCATTCCCTTTGCTATAAGTAGGACGCTCAACTACGTTGACAATGATGTCAGGCAAGTTGTGCTTGTTAGTGATTTTCATCATCCACCTCTAGTTTAATTTTGCCTATGTAAGTCCAATTTTCAGTATCAGTTTTGCTTTTTGATAATTCAAATATGGCGCTTATGTCGCTTTCATACACATACAAATACTGTGGCTCTTTAGGCTGTGGTTTAATGCGGTATTCATATTCATTATCTTCATACCAATATGGTTGGACTAATGTAATCCATTCGCCTGTTTCTAAATGTTTAGTTTCAATCTCTACACCAGATGCCCAAGCTACAATCTCGTTATACCATTTGTGTTTCTGCACGATATTTTCCTTTCGCCATGTTATGGGCTTCAATAGCCTCCGCCAAATCATCATATGTTCCAATGTTGTATCGCTTACCATCAGTTTGAATACGAACATTCCATTGTTCAGTTTCTTTTTTAAATGTAATTCCTGTATGTCCTGATGTATTGTCTTTTCTGATACCTGCATTATGTTGATTGCTCATATTTGTAGCTGGTCGCAAGTTTTCAATACGGTTATCTGTTCTAATGCGATTTATATGGTCAATTTGTTCTGGCAATTCATCATTAAACATAAGCCAAATAATTTGATGTGCCAATCTTGGTTTACCCTCAATCTTTATTTGAATATATCCATGAGAATCTATTGAGCCAGCTTCATCTCCAACTTTAACTCTATTGGATACTTGTTTTGCCCAATATAATTTTCCATCTTCATATCGCAATATGTTTTTTATTTCTTTTGCCCATTTATGTTGTTTATTCAAAATACCATCCCCTTACATCACATCTGTTTTTAATCATTATCAATTTTATTTTGCTAATTACTTTTGCCCATTTATGTGGTTTCATAGTTTGTCACTCCAAATGCAGTTCTACTTGCTTTCCAAGCTTTTTCTAATTCATTCCATAATGTCTGACTATCTACATATTTACCATCAACTGTTTTAATGTTAGTGATGGCAATGATGGCATCTTCTATTGAGTCATTGTCCCCTGTGCTTTGGTATTTAAGGTCTAGGCTCACTTATGCGCCTCTTTAACCAATGCATCAGCTAACACGAATACCTTTTCAGTAAAACGTGAGATAGATACATGGCCTTCAGTGATGGTAATGTCCATGCCTTTAAGTACATAATCTGCGACTGCCACAGCAAACTGGTTGCGAAGTGTATTATCTTGCGTAATACGCAAATCTGCTGAACCTCCTGCTACGACTGTTGCCTTTTCTTTTGCGACTGGCGCAGAAACTTTAGCTGTTACTTCTACTTCTTGATTGTTTTCAGATTTCACAATTACCTCCAATACACATACGGTTAGTTAAAATTTCTTCCTCCAAGTCTTCCATCAATAAATCTTGAATAGCTGACTCGGTTTCTTTTATTACACTTACATACACACTATCAGGTGTTTCATATGTTGCTGACTCAATCAGTAACCCACGGTCACGACCATGATCAGTAAGGACTGAACTTACAAAGTCAGCAGGGTCAATACCCCAACCAAGTACCTCTTGATACTTAGCTTCTTCAATTTTGATTTCTGCAACGTATAGGAATTTACGCATTAGTATGTCTCCATCTTTGTAAACATCTTTGGATCATACGTACGTTCTGATCTATCATCATAAACAGCATGTACATAGCCATCATAAACAGCGTAACATCCGTTTAAGGTAACGCCATCAGGACCACGTGCATACATTTGGAAAAGTCTTGGATACTTTGCTGAGCATTGTCTATCTGTTAATACGATTTGACCGCCAGCCTCGTTTGGCATTTGCCATGTATCTGCATGGGCGCAGCTACAAGTAGATAGCGCAATAGCAGAAAAAATGCTATAAAGATAACGTTTCATAATTAACCCCTCGGTAGTAATGAGACACAAGTTTGGCATATTGTTTTTATGATGTCAATAGGTTGTACCTATATTTATTCACCTACTATAAGATAACTACATGGCTATACATTTAGAATTACCGTATCCACCAAGCGTCAACCATTATTGGGGACAGTCTGGAAAGCGCAGATTTATTGGTAAAAAGGGAAAAGAGTTTAGAGAAGCGGTGATTGCTATCGTTGAAAGAGAGAAGGCCAGAACGTTATTTGGCAGGCTTGCCGTACACGTTAATCTATATCCACCAGACAGACGTAAGCGTGACGTAGATAATTGTATGAAGAGTTTACTAGATGCTTGTGAACATGCAGGATGCTACGAGAACGACTCCCAAATAGATGAGTTACATATCATCCGTAAGGAAGTCGTCAAAGGTGGAATGTGTATTGTTACTGTTCTTGAACTGCCTTAACTTGATTGTTAAAGCGTTGCATAATTACAGTCTTTTGATTCTCTACTTGTTTCAATGCTTCTACTGAAGCACCACGAGATTCTAATTCACGTTTGCGTTTGTTCAATGCATTTATCTGATTTTCAACGTTATTTGCAGCATTCCATAGTCTAGCTTCAGGGTGATCTTGATAATAACCCATGACATCACCTTGGCTCTTCATACGTCCTTTAACTACGTTCTCATGTTCAGCCATATCAGTAATGTTAGTGTAGAACTGTTGTGATGTAGCAGCTGGAGAACCAACGTCACCTACAAAACGACCGAAGAATGGAATTCTATGCATTGGTACTTCTTCACCAGTGGTAGTAGACTTAGCTAATTCACCAGCCTTTAAGATTTCACGGCTTACACCACCGCCTATTTGTCCTGCTAAGTAATCTAGTTGATCAGCAGTAGGGCTGATAAAGCCCTTAGCATGTTCTTCACCACCAGATGTCAACAAGTTCAAAGCGTATGCAATACCTTGGCTGAGTGAGCTTGCGTTATCACGTGAACGTTCCCAACCTGGAGTCGGTGCTGTTGCTCTATCTTCACGAGCAATAGGACGGCCAAATGCATCTTGGTTTTGTGAGATTGCTACCAACGGATCAAGCACAGTTGGCGTAATTGTTTGCAATCCAAGTGTTGCACCCAATGGGCTGAATGCATCTGCAATCGTACTAGCCATGTCACCAATATGTTTACCCGTATGTGTAAAGCCATTACCTGCATAGTCAGATGTAATACGACCAATGTTAGGGAAAATATTAAATCCTAATGGATATGGGATAGACAAGTACTTCTGATCTGGCATTGGAACAATAAAGTTCTTTTCCTTAACAAACTCAGGGATGTCATTCTCATCGTAACCTGCAGCTGACAACATAATAGATTGCATCACGCCAATACCTAAACCACCAGCCATAATCTTCTTGCCTGCTGGTCCTTTTAATGTTTCTAGTACACGGGCAGAACCTTGCACAGATGCATTAAAAAATGCGTATAGTGAGTTTACTTTTTGTGAGAATGCACCACGCTTATCAAAGTTGACTGTTAAGTTCTTAGCAATGATAGCTGCATCATGTTTGATACCTGCAAGTTCATCTGGAGGGATAGACTTGATGTCTCTACCTGCAATGTTTTTATCTAGAGCAGCCTTGTATGCAGATAAACGTACAGCGTTTTCCATCATGTCATTGAAGTCAGTAAGCATGCCAGCTACATAACCAAATGCCTTACGTGCATTACCATGTTTGATCTGACTGAGCTTCTCATCAATGATACGCATCTGATCTTGTCTACGTACTAATGACTCACGATGACCAGCTTGACCGCCTTCTCTTCTGAAGTCTTTGTATAGTTCAGCCCATTCACCCTTAGTACCAGTCTCACCAATACGCTCATCACGTAGTGTACTGATAATGCCACGCATAGCAGGCATGATGTTCTTAGCTACTTCCTTTTGTTTGCCAGCAAGTTGAGTAGTAGATAAGTTGTACATTGCACCCTTAACGTCACGGAACAAGTTGACGAAACCGAAGATAGGGTTGTACTGTGTATTCACGTTAGCAAACCAACGTGTAGCAGCGCCAATGCCACGCATAGCAGCATTCATTTGCTCAGCATCCATGTTCTGTAGTGAGCGAGCCATACGCATAGCATTAGGATCTTTAGGATTAAAGAACACGTATCTATCTTTACCGTTAATACGTACAGTAAATACATGATCTTGATAACGCTCTAACGTATTGATCTTATTTCTTACTACTTCTCTGCTTGCAGGTAATGGCTCACCATTAATATCAAAACGTTCTGGTCCTGGTTTAACTTTAGTTAATACACGTTCTTTAGGCTCAGCCATGAGGTTTTTAATAAGATCTTCAGGTTGATCTATGCCCATGTTGCGTAGCTCTTCTATCACTCCTGCAGGATTCTTTAACGCATCAGGATTAACAGCCATCCAAAAGCCTGGATTAGGATGCTTAATAGCAAGACCATACACAGCCTTTTGAACTTCCATCTTTTCTTCACGAATCAATGCACGTTCATGCGCTGCTACGATGTTACCAATGATGTCATCAACAGTAGCCTTAGAACCAAGCGCACGTTTACCAAAGTTACCACGTACAGCAAAGCCCTTACCTACACCGCTAAATGGATTCTCGCCCTCTTGCACACGGTGCAATGGTACGTAATGTTTATAAGTAGCATTCCACATATCAAGCATATCAGGAGCAATATCTCCAGATCTGCGTAATACTTCTTGCGTATCCTTAATCATTTCATCAAAGTGCTTGGCAACACGTTCAAGAGCCTCACGCTTTTTAGGATCTAACTCAGCCAAGTATTTCCTAGCATCTTGCGTATGGATGCCAGATCCTTGATCTTTTAAAGGATTTTCCTGAATCAACTCACCTGTATTTGGATGATATGTATCAGGATTAATTTTATTCATTTGCTCGTTACGCTCTTCAGCATGACGATTATGCATGTACTCATTGATTTCAGCTGGAGTGATTTTTTCTTTCTCCATTGCTTTAACAGCAGGCATGACATCACCGAGCAAGAACTCTCTGATCTTAGTAGCTACACGACCATGAAATGTTTGTTCCTTCTCATACGGGCTGAATCTGCTTTCAATCTTATGGCCAGCAGCTTTAATTGCTTTTTCAATATTCTTAGCGTCTAGCTGGTTATCTTGTAATGCATGAATGAACTTATCAATATGTAACTGTTTATCAGTTGCATTAGTTAGTGGATGCTCCCAAGTAGGTTCTGGTGGTTTATTACCTTTATAATTAACATCACCAAATGATTGCACACTTGAAAGCCCACGAACTTTCTTTTCATCTGCATAAGCTTTGAAATCTTTACCTCTGGTCACTTCACCGCTTAATGACATTAGATCATCAAACAAAGTTTTTTGTGGTGTGTTTTCTGGTAGTTTTAATGCACGTTTAATCAATGACTTAAAGTCATCCCATAATGTTGCATATTTAGATTTGTTTAATACGCTTGGTTGTGAACTCAAGTGTCTAATAAAATCTTTCTTACTAAATCCTTCAGAAATTAATTCATAGACGTTGCTATTACCATATGGCTGTTTTGATCCTCTTCTCCAGCCTTTTCTAGAGGCTTCTAAAACTTTTACAAAGTCTCTTCCTAATGGAGTAAGTCCTTTGGATACAATTTTACCGTTAGCTGCTTTATATATTTGTACATGCTCATTAACACCATGTACGGTAGCAGCATGCATAGTTTCATGCATGAAAGTATTAATTGCATCATTAGCGCTATTTGCACCATGAACGTGTAGTTTATTTTGTAAAGGGAAATACTCTCCACCAACTCTACCACTTTCCTTTTTCATGCCGATGTGGTAATCGGTAACATGCAATGGAACTTTATTAACTGGACCTACACCCTTTAACTGTTCAGCTAAATGCGTATAAGCTTCTGTATGTTCTGGAGACAGTCCAAATTCTTCACCACCATTAGTTTTTAAATGGTTGATAACTGTATCTAATGCATCACCAACATAATCATGTTTTTTAATTAAATCATTAAAGCTATTTGATGGCATCTTGCCACGAATAACTTCATCGTTAGGAAGAACAAAATCGCCCTTTGGTTTATTAATGTCTTGAATATATTCATTTTTTTGATATTCAACATGCTTTAAAACTGGCTCTACATTTTCTGGAGTAAGCTCTCCATGTGAATGACGAATTGTATCTAAATGACTTTGTATCTGAGACGGTAATTCTTTAAATTTATCATTAGATAATTTATTCCATTCAGCCTCTGTAGATGATGCTTTATATTTTTCAAATTGATTATGAACAGATTCAGCCACATGATTTGGTATATCAACTTTCCCATTAATTACAGGATCTTCAGGTGCCTTAATAATAGTGGACTTATCAACTAAATCCTTTTGCAAATATAAAGGAAGATCACCGAACTTAGGGCCATTACCATCTTTAACTAATGGCGTATCATTCCATGAATTACGTAATTTTGTTTGATCAGTACCTTTTTCAGTTAAGTATTCATCAAACTTTGTGTAATCAGTAAATGCCTTATCAAAATTTAAAGGCTCTGGCTTAGCAATAGGTCCTGTTGGAGTTTTTGGAATAGGTTTAACAGGCTCTTCAGCAACTGGAGCTTCTGGCGCAGGAGCAGCCTCTACTGGAGGTGTAGGAGTTTCAACAGGTTTAGGTTCACCATATACTGATGGATCTGGTGTAATAGGTTTTCCCTCTAATTCACCTAGCATACCACCGATATCTTGACTTGCACCTGCTGGAGTTGTTGGAATAGGCTTGGTTGTTACTGGCTCAGTAACGGGAGGTTTTTCTGTAGATACTTCTGCTTCAGGTGGTCTGCGTAATAGTTCTACCTTGCTTCCTGTAAGTTTAGCAACAGGAGCTTCACCTAAATGAGCAAGCGTACGTCCAAGATTGGTTTCTTTCTGACCTGTTAAACCAAGTGCAGATGCCATCAATAATTTGGTTGGATCAAATGGTTCATTAGAACCAGCTTCATTAGCAGCCTCTAAACCACCAGTAATGGCAGAGTTGATTGCAGCATTAACAACAGCAGATTTCTTTTCTGCAGCAAGAGCAGCTGCTTCTTTTTCTCCAAGACCTTCAGCGCTTTTAAGTAGCGCACCAGATGGACGCATGACTGCAAGGTTAGGAAGTAACGTACCAGCGAATTGAGCATACGGATGTTGTGCTGCCTCTTGAGCAGCTTGAGCTTCGTCTATGCCTAAGTTCTTAGCAACTTGTGGATGGGCTTCTAATACGGCTTCTTGTGCTTTCTCTGCAGCAGTTCCACCAAGTAACGCACCACCAATACCACCAACAACAGCACCTACAGGACCTAAAGCCATACCAGCTTCAGCACCTGCACCAGCCGCTGGAATCATAGCAGCCATAGGAACTACAGCTCTTTCTACAGCGTGACCGAATGCACCAAGCGCAGTAGTAGGAGGAGTGTATAAACCAGTACCACTACCAAGATCATAGTGCTTACCAAAGTCTAAGATATAGTTCTTACCCTTTTCACCCAATGCATTTATGTCATTGGTTTTTAAGTACTTATCTACAACTCTTGGACTGTCATGAATAGCGATTAAAGCTAGAGAAGGATCTTTATAAATGTCTAAATACTTCTTCATTACACCAATGTTGGATGTACTGAAGTTAGTTAGCCCATTATCTTGATAGGCTTTTGCAATTGCAAAGTCAGGATCAACGCCCTGCTTGACAGCCTCATCGCCAATTTTCGCAGCGAATTTCTTTTGGCTGTCACTTAATTGATCAGCAGTTAATGCCATTGCAAATCCTTATTGTTGAGATGCTTTGACTTGAGAGTATACACTAGACTGTTGTGGAGCACTAGCAGTCTGAGTACCTCCAAAATGTTTATCCCACCATGATGGTTGTTTTTCAGGTGTAATTGGCGTATCACTTGGTTTAGGTAAGTTCAACATACTAGCGTATGGACCTTTGCTCATTACATTATATGTATATACATCAGCCTGTCTTTGAATTTCATCTGCAGGAAGTTCTGGATGCATTTTAGAGATCGTAGTGTATGCGCTATTTTGAATTCTAGTCAACTCACCTGAAGCGGTTGCTGTCATCAAGCGTTGTTGTTCTCTTTCTTTTTCCTCACGGCTTAATTGCTTGTTAGCATTGATTTCTGCAAGACGGGCTTGAAGATTTTGTGCACTTGCAGCCAATGTTTCTCTGTGCATTTTTTCTTGCAATGCCATTTGTTGATCTTTGATATCTTTGCTTTGTTGCAATGTCGCAATGTTACCAATGAGTCCAAGATCACGTGCTTGATCAGCCTTAGCAGCTTCGTATTTAAGCGTATTGATTTTGCTTAGATCTTTAGTATTTTCATCTTCTTGTGCTGACAAGTAGTTCAATGCGCCTGTACCAGCAACACCTAGGTTAGTTAATGCATCAGCCCAGTTATGACCTGTACGAGCAGGAGCAGACATCATGCCAAGACCAGCACGGATAAGCGCTTCATCTTTTGCTCTTGCTTTTCTTTCCTCAATGCTCTTCATCAATGATTGAACATCTTTCTCAATCGCTGTAGATGCATTACCTTTAGTTAAGTCAAGACCAGCTAATGGACTGCTTGCAGGAACAGATACGTCACCAAACTGTGTATGGATAATCTTGTACTCTTCTTGCGGTGCAGCTTGTGGAGCAGCAGGCATTGGAATACCAGCAGGAGCAGCTTTAGGTGCAGCAACAGGTGAAGGCGTTCCAGCACCAGGATTACCAGCACCAGGGAGACCAGCAGCAGGAGGTGCAGCATTAGCATCAGCTATCATGTTACTTGGATTGTTAGCCATCATCTTATCAAAGGCAAGACCATTAGCATTAACTGCAGCTGGGTTAGCAGCTTGTACGGCAGCCTGTGCTTGTGCTTTCTTTTGATCTTGTAATGCGTTGTATGCGGCAATACCAGCTTCAGTTGATTTCTGGAACTCAGCTTCCTTGTCTACTTTTTTAGATTCTTTTTTAACAATGTTGCCACTCTTATCATACGTAGGATGAGCTGATTCATACAAGCCAGATAAGCTACCTAACAATGCTTTACCAGCAGTAATAGGAAGACCAACGGTATAGTCTAGACCAGTTCCTGCGGCTTTAGCTAACCAACTATCATGCAATGCTTGATCATATGCTACGTCAGCTGGACTCAATGGGTCTGCTTTAGGAACTTTCTCACCATCAGCAAATGCTAAGATACCGCCACCCGCCATACGTGTCATATCTCCCGTACCAATAGCACCTAGACCTGTACGATTAGGATCCATTTGTGCTACTTGTTGTTGTGGAGGTAAGCCTTGTGGTTGTGGCAATGGTTGACTCATTACCTTAGCAGCCTGTGGATTACTATTCATATAGTTATTCAAACCAAGCTGACCTTGCGCTACAATCTTAGCAATTGCGCTCTCTGATGGGCTTTGCTGTACTTGTTGAAGCTGTTGATTATTCATCATCTTCATAGGAATAGCGCCACCAACATCGTAACGTTCTACTTTATCTTCTTGTAAACCACCACGTTTAGAGCCAGAAGTCTTACCCATTAAAGAGCTTAGACCTAAACCAGCGGTACCAAGACCAGCCAATTGAGATACAGTGCTTGGCGCAGCTTGATACATTGATGTAGAAGCTTGTTGCATTGGTAAACCACGTAGCATAGAGTTGAGCAAGCCCAATTGCATGAATGGATACTGTTGTGCTGTAGCGTAGTTTTGAATTGCTTGATTGATAATGTTTTGTTGTTGTGCTTGTTGTGTTGCACCTTGTTGCGCTTGTGTACCAATAACGCCTTGCTCTGCACCCAATTGTTGAGTACCAATGTTTGCAAGATTTGTAGCTTGTTGACCAGCTTGATTAAGACCAGCAAGACCATATTGACCAGCATTAACTCCTTGACCAACACCTTGTAATCCTGTTTGTGCGCCAGCAATACCTGTATTAAGAGCAGCGTTACCAGCTTGCATACCTTGTAGACCAAGATTAGCAGCTGCCAATTGTTGTGCTTGAGCATTATTAAATGCAGTATTGTAGCCCTGACCAATTGCTTGATTCATTGCTGTATTTTTATTACGCTCATTTTCAGCGGCCATCAATGCTTCACGTGAGCCACCAAATGCACCTTGTTGCGTAGCATTAGCTTGTTCTTGTTGACCAGTAATTCCGTATTGACGTTGCATCTCTTGCAATTGTGGTTGCAATGATGATTGTAAATATGGGTTCATGTACGCTTGTACAGCATATGGATTGGTTGCTTGGTTAGCAAAGTTTTGACCAGCACCATAACCCATGCCAGCCATATTAGCAGCCATGTTGCCGAACATTGCGCCTTGATTACCATAGCCTAATGATTGACCCATTAATCCTTGTGCTTGATTAGCAGCACCTAAAGAACCAATACCTGCTTGAGCAGCTAAATTAGAACCGAAATTATATTGACCAGGCACTTGTAAATTAGCAGCAGATGATTGTGCTTGCTGTTGCAATGGTGACATTGATGCTACGTAATCAGAAGGATTAGAGCTGTATGGCGTATAAGCATTAAAGCCAGTACCAGATGGGTTATAAATTTGTGATTGCGCTGCATTCAACATGTTCATGACGTATGGCTGTGCATAGTCAGGAATGTTAGTATTCGTAACAGTAGTGTTAGTAGGGCCTGAAGGTGCAGATCCGCCACCCTCTAATGTCATACGTTTGCCAACTGGCTGAAATGCCTTTTCTGGCAACATGTCAAAATGGTTATATCTCATATGGCTTTACCTACTATAAAATTTTCGTGAATAATTTATCTGTATGTTTGTAACCTAAGTATTCAAACAATCTACTGTTATCTAAATGAATCTTTGTATGGACAATGATTCTGTTAATGCCACGCTCTTTTAAAACCTTTTCAGCGTATTGAAACAACTTAATGCCAACTCTTCCCTTACGATACTCTTTTTTGATAAAGTAAACATCTTCATAAGCAGTCTTGCAGTCTTTATAGTGCACATGTGGCTGGATAAAAAATGCAATATAACCAATGAGTTCGCCATCATTTCTACAGGTAATTGTACGAAGCATACCAGAATTTGCCATATTCTTGTACGCATCCCAATCAGGATTTAATGGAAACTCTTTTGTAACGCAAAGCTCATCATAATGCAGTGGAAGAACCTGCATAAATTCTTCAATGAAGTCTATACCATTAACGTCTTCGTAAATGATCATGCTGGCAAGTATTTATATGCTTTAGTGTCTGCTGCAAATTTATCTTTTCCCATTGTTTTTTTACGGGCATTTTGCACACGGTCCATCATAGCGTATAGTCTTTTTGCGCCAGCATCAGTTGATCCATTTCCTAGTTCAGATACTATTCTGGATGGCACGACAAATTCCCCTGTCGCCAAACGTGCTGGTTGATGATGACCAATAGATGCTGGAATAGAATCACTTACACCATCACCTGGACCTTTAAGTAAACGACCACCATCTGAGTATGAACCCAATGTACCAATACCACCCATTGACATATTCATTAAGCCACCTTCTTTAGCAGCAGCTGGTTGTTGTGCTTGTTGTGCAATTTGTTGTTGTGATACTAATGCTGGATCTGTAGGGATTGCACCTAATGCACCTGCACTTGACATTGAGGTTTTGCCTGGGACAAATGCAGCAGTACGTAAATCATTCATCATACCAACTGCACGTTGATATGGATCAGCCGCTTTATATTTTTCTTCTCCATAAGCTACTGTGCCTGGATCAGTATGGAATGCAGCATGATAATTAGACATCTCATGTTTTGATGGACTAATCATTTCAAGACCTTTTTGCATCTCTTGTTCTGCATCAATAATCTTTTTAATCTTAGTGCTATCACTTACCTCTTCACCATCTGCATACGTTTTAACATCCATCAAACCACCACCAGCAGCAGCTATAGGGTTATATGGATTTTGTACGTAATTAGGATATTGTGCATGGTAATAAGGCTGTGGTGATGCTGGAACAGTAGGGCCTGACCATTGTGGGTTAATCTTTAATCCCATTGGATTTGTATTTTGACTAGTAGTTGCAGATGGAATGCCAGGTTGAATTGCTTTCATTGCGGCACCAAGAATAGGACTGACCACGCCAAAGGTTGACCAAGGATTAGCTTTAGCAAAGTTCCATGCATTACCTAATGATTGACCAACACCTGTACCTGCGGGGTTAGAAATTCCACTCCATACAGCACCTAAACCTTGAGCATTTGATGCTAATGATGCATTAGCTTGACCTGCTGCACGAATAACATTATTAATGGTTGTTTGATCACCAGCTGCAGATGCAATTTGATTTTGTATATTAGCAAGTTGATCAGATGATAAGTTTGGAAATTGTTGTGGTGTTACAATGCTTTGGGCTGCATTAGTAAAACTAGAACCAGTAGGAGCAATATTGGTTGCAGCCATATTAGGAGCAATCGCTTGACCTGTAGCATCTGTAATAGCTGCTGGAGCTGCTTGTTGTGCTGCCGCTTGCTGTGCTTGTTGGAATGCAGCATCTGCCGTATTGCCACCAGTTTGCAATAAACTTTGTTGACCAGCTGTAGATAAAGCATTGCCAAAACCTGCACCACTCCATGCGCCTAAACCAGCCATTAAGCCTTGACCCAAACTTCCCGTGACTGCAGCATCAGCTAATCCCACACCGCCAGCAATTAACATTGGGTCAATACCAGTCATTGCACCTAATGCTGCACCAGCAACAGTAGGAAGTAATGAGCTTAAGAAGCCAGCTTCAGGTAAGCCAGTATGAGGGTTGATCGTTAATGAGCCGCCTTTAGCTTCAGCAAGCTTTTGCAGTGAAGCAAGCTCACCAGTAGTCATATGGACTAGATGGGTATCATCACCACGACCGTGGGCTTGTAAATGTTGTGCTGCTAGTTGTAGGCTCATAATTCCACCAATTTGTCAATGTGTTACATTTTAAAGGGTTTTACACAATAGTGCCACTAGAATTTACCCAATGTGTACCATTATACCAAATTGGTATTCCAAGCGTGGTATCAAAGTAAATAGTGCCTATAGGTAAATCAAAGGTTGGTCTGTTTGCTGTAGTGCCAAAAGATGGCTTAGCTACATTCTGTGTAAAATTATCTATCTGATTAAAATACAAACGTAAAGCATTGGTAAGTTGTATTTCATACTCAATAGAATACTCTGTTTGCGCTGTTGGTAAGTTAGGCGCAATAGTTGGCTTGACGGTGTAATTAATTGAACTCATCGTCTGCCTGCTGGTTTCAGATCAATACGTGGTGTACCTAATTGCCATGCTACGCCAAGATCTGTAGATTTAATCTGAAAAGCCATTTGGCGTCCACGAAGCCTTGTATATACCTGACCTGTATATTGTTCAATGGTATATTCAGAAGCTGTCTGATAGTTATTTGCACTTGTTACCGTATCAATATCTGATGGCACATATGGAGAACCTGAGTTCTGACGTCCATACAATGTCATGGTGATTGATGGTGCATTTACTGTAGAGCCGTTGAAATTGATGTCAGGCAACATACGCCATACGAATCCCAAGTGGTCCCCAGCTTCAATACCAAAGTCTGAAGATTGTATATATGACACAATAGGTTGCGGTGAAGCTGTTGATACATCATCTGTCCCTACCTCATGATAAAGTAAACGATTGTTGTAATCTGCTGCTACAGGGCTTGGGTTAATACCATATTGTAACCATGCTGTTCTAGCCATTGTTCCATATGACCATACTTTGTCTAAGTAATTATAAATCACATACTTATCAATAGTATTATTAACACTTTCATTGCTGACATAGAACCACCAAACTTCATTAAATGCTTCATTAGCTCCTGCAAATATTTGGAATGCTTGGGTTAAATTAATGTCATCAAAGATGTATTGGCGTAAAGCACATGGCAATGTTTGTACAGTACCAGAATACGTATAGAACTTACCCTTACCAATCCAATAAGTAACGTTAGCAACTGTTACTGCAGAGTTTGGTGAAAGTATAGAGATATTATCCATCAATACTTGGAAGCTGAATACATACGGATATCCAATGTATTGCATTGAATATAAACAAGAATCTGTCCATATCAAGTTTTCTTGTCTAGTAGCCATTGAGGTCATAATGTATGAGCCATTAGTCAAAGCAAACTCACCTGACTGATTTGTCACCGCAGGAACCCATTGTGTTGGATTTGCTTGATCAGACCAACGTACCAACATAGGATTAAATGTGGCGGAGTATGTACCACCATTGTAAGAATTAGATCCCAT